TGTGTGGACGGCGATTCGCATATACGAATCGGCCACCGTGCAAAAACTCCTAGGGAGGTCTAATGCCGACTCCGAGAATGACAGAGGAAGAACTCCTCGAAGCGATTAGGGTTGTAAACGAATACGGGAGCGTGGCAGAGGCCGCCCGCCGTCTCAACATTGCAAGACGTACACTCCAGCACCGCTACGCCGCAGCCAAGGATCGGCTGGGGCAGCGCGAGGAGGTTGATAGTCGGGCGCCAGAAGGCCACTTCGTCAAGGGCGTCTCCACGCTCTATGACGCTGACGGCGTAGTTAAGGCGCAGTGGGTCAAGACTAATGTTGACCACCAAGCGCGGCTCGACGCACTCAAAGAGGTAATCGACGCCCTAAAGGCCGATCTACCCAAGGCGGAGCCGGTTCCCGCGCCGAGCATCGTGGTTGACCATCTCTGCAACCTTTACACCTTTACTGACTACCACCTTGGGATGCTGGCCTGGCACAGAGAGGGTGGCGAGGACTGGGACTTGGAGATAGCAGAGACGATTATCTCCGCCGCCATGATCTCGATGATCCGCCAGAGTCCGGTGGCCCACACGGCGGTTGTGAATATCCAAGGGGACTTTCTGCACACGGACGGCAAGGTGCCAATCACTCCCGCCCACGGCCACGTTCTGGACGCCGACAGCCGCTACCCGAAGATCAGGAAGGCGGCGATCCGTATCATCCGCCGGCTGGTGCGCGACTGCCTTGAGTGCCACCAGAACGTCCACCTAGTTATCGCAGAAGGCAACCACGACGAGGAGGGCACCGGCTGGCTGGCCGACTTCTTCGATGTCCACTACGAGGATGAGCCGCGCGTCAGCGTGAACGACTCCGCCCTGCCTTTCTATGTGTTCGAGTGGGGCCAGACCATGCTTGGCATCCACCACGGCCATAAGGTCAAGAACGAGGCCCTACCCCTTCTATTTGCCGCCCAGTTCCCCGAATCGTGGGGCCGGACCAAGCGCCGCGAGATTCATTGCGGCCACCGGCATCACCGTGACGAGAAGGAATACAATGGTGTCACAGTGGTTCAGCACCCGACCTTGGCGGCTCGCGATGCCTACGCTGCGCGCGGCGGCTGGATCGCAGACCGGGCCGCATGGGCAATCACATACCACAAGAAGTATGGCGCGGTCGGTCGCGTCATGGTTACACCGGAGATGGTCAATGGCTAAATCAAACTTCGACCAGTGCCTCGCAGTCATCCTGCACCATGAGGGCGGCTACGTGAACCACCCGAAAGACCCCGGCGGTCGCACCAACCTCGGCGTGACCCAGCGGGTCTACGAGGAGTGGATTGGCCATCCCGTGGATGAGCGGATTATGAAGTCACTCACGGTCGATCACGTCCGCGCGCTCTACAAGGCCCGCTACTGGGAGGTGGTGAAGGCTGGCGATCTGCCGGCTGGCCTAGACCTGTGCGTGTTCGACTTCGCTGTCAACGCTGGCCCAGGCAGGGGTGCCCGCTATCTCCAGCGGCTGGTTGGCGCCACAGAGGACGGCCAGATCGGCCCACGCACCCTTTCGCTGGTGGAGCAGTTTGTGCGCGGGCTAGACGCCAAGACCGCCGTGTCCCGCTACCAGGATGCGCGGAGAGGTTACTATCGCAAGCTGAATACCTTCGGGACGTTCGGCAAGGGCTGGCTTCGCCGGGTCGATGCGGTCGAGGCAACCGCGCTGAAAATGGCAACCTGAATTGTCGGCATATCGTCTCCGTGGTATAGTCCGCGCCATATCAGGAGACGATAATGCCCTACGACCGCAAAGACTTCACTTCTGGCGCTGACAGCTTTGGTTTTGGCGGCGCTCCGATATCGCTTGGTGGCGGTAACTATACCGTCCCAGACACCGTAAAGGGCATCGTAGTAGTTGCCGCCGGCAACGTGGTTTGCACTCCGGTTGACGGCAGCGACATCACCATTACCTCGGCCCCCGTCGGCTTCATCCTGCCGTGGCACTGCGTCACCATCAAGCAGACCGGCACCACCGCGACCCTCGCCACCATTATCGGGCGATAAGCTGTGCGTCTGTCTAGGATCGGGGTGGGCCTTGGGTATGGCTCAAGGCCACACGGCAGTGGAACAACTCCTGCTGACTTTCTCGTCACCAACGACGCCGAGTTTGCCACGGCCAACACCAACGCCACCGCTGGCCAGATTATCCAGTTGCAGGACAGCGGCACGTTCACCAACCTGACGTTGACGAATGCCACCGGGATTACCGTGCGCGGTCAAACATCGGGCGTCCCGACGCTGCGCACCCTGACCGTCAACGGCGCGCAGAATGCCACAGTGACGGGCCTCAAAATCCAGCCTAGCAGCGCGGTTGCTGCCGGCACTAAGCTAGTTGACCTCCGGGGGAACCTCGACGGCTTCGTCTTCGAAGACTACTATGTTCGCTATGGCGATCCATGGAACGGCTTTGCCGACTTCGATCCGACCGTAACCGACACGGGCCGCATGGGGACCAATGGTGCATGGGGCGCGACTAACCCCTATTCGACTGACCTGCCCATCGGCATTGGCTCGGGTGGGTCTGGCGCTACATTGCCATCTGGCAGCTTCACGATCCGCAACGGCACGGTTCTGGACGTAGCCAGCGGTATCAAGTTCTCTTACGGCACGACCGTTGCCAACGCTACCCCGAAGATCAACGGCAACGTTGTCGGGCGCTGCTACACGGACTGTATCTCTTTTGTTGTAAGTTCTACCTCGCCCGCTATTGCCGGGTTGGAGATTTGCGGCAACGAGATTTTCGATCCGTTCAGTCAGCCGCAGGATAACAATAACCCGCATAGCGACCTGATCCAGTTCAGTATCCCTACCACATGGCCTTATCCTGCGCAGGGCTGGATTATCGCTGGCAACATAGCTTGGTTCTCACCCGGTTCGCGCGGTGCGGGCCAGCGCATTTTCTCGAACGGTTCGGACACCGGATACCCGATTGTCGCCCCGGTTGTGGTCGATAACGTCATGCTGTCGCGTGTCACTACCCACGGCATTAGTCTTGGTTCGGGCGACCCCGAAGGTGTGGCGTGGGCTTATGTCTACCGCAACATGACGTTGGCTAACCCGGTAGAGAACGTGCTGCGGCAGAACGAACTGTTCACCAACGCGCTTACGGGTGTTCCACCTTCCGTTGTAGCAACTACGCAGCTTTATGCACTAAATTCCCCGGCGTATGGGAATGTGCCAAACTTCATCGCTTACAACACATCGGAGGGTTATACCAGCTACGCTTCTGACCGGCTTGTAGGGAACATCACAACCGGGTTGGGAACGACTGCGGCAGCCTACGCGACTTGGTTGGACACGGACACCACACCCGAGTGGAATGCAATCACCAGCGCCGACGCTGCCCTTGCTGCGCTGACGTTGAAAACGGCTTATGCAGCCAATCGCCCGATGACTGTTGGCGAGAGTGCTGAAACGTTCCGCAACCGCTGGGCGGTCCCCAGCAATCGGCCTTGGTCCTCGCTGCCTAGCTGGACTGGTTGGGTTGACCTTACTGGCGTGACGGTTTCTACCGTGCAGACCTCGGAATGGGCCTATGTCCATGCGGGTCAGCCGGGAGCAACCCGCGCCATTTCGATCACGGGCGGCGAATACCGGATTGCGGACGACCGCAGCGGAACCAACGCGACGGCGTGGACTAGCAGCGCGGGCAATGTGACTTCGGGCAAGTTCCTGCAAGTGCGCCAGACGGCCAGCGGCTCGGGTTCAACCGCCACAACGGTTACGGTCACGATTGGCAGCGAAAGCGTTGACTGGTCGGTCACAACGGCCAGCAGTGCGGCTTATCCGATTGTCAGCCTTGAAGGCACCACGCCCGACCTGTTCCGGGTTTCTGGAGCGTCAAATCTTGGCTCCGATGGCACCCTTGGGACTGCTGCCGTTATGCGCTTCAAGATGAGCGCGGCTCCTGCCACGAACCGCAACATCTTCGTCCCGTCTGCCGGTTCGGGTGCTGTCATGCTGACGGTGATGACTACGGGCGCGCTGCGGTTGACACTTTACAACTCAGCCAACGCCATCTTCGCCCGTCTGGAAACGACCGCCAACCTTTGCGACGGCAGTTATCACGACATTCTGTTTAGCTGGGACACCAGCGACACTACGGCGGCAACTGGCAGCAGTGTTTATCTGGACGGAAGTTCCAACCGCAACACGCCGACTTGGCCAGCTTCGTCCACGAACGTGGGCTACAGCGTCAACAAGACCAGTTACCAGTTCGGGATGCCCGCAGTCGATACGTTCGAGGTCGGCGCGTTCTACCTCAACAGTGCCGCCCGCGTGGACATTACCAACAGCACCAACCGCGCCAAGTTCAACGCTGACCAGATCGCCACGACCGGCACCGGGCCTACGGGGTCGCAGCCGGTTGTGTTTCTTGTCGGCACCGCTGGTCAGTCCGGCGGGTGGAACGATGCAGCGGGCATCAATCGCGGCTCGGGCAGCAAGTTCATCAAGGTCGGCTCGACTGCTGCGGTCGATGTGTCGGGTAGTACCTGGGTGTAATGCTCGGCCTAGACTCTCCTGATCGCCGCAGGGCGCTACGATCCATCGTCCAGGCGGTGGTCGCACTGGTCATTGTCGGGCTGGTGGGGTGGATTATCCATCTTCTGCGGACTGAGGTGGACCCGCTTTACAAGATCGCACTGGCGCTACTCGGCATCGTCTTCGCCGGCACGGTGTTCTATGGCGCCGAGAACGTCACGCGGGCCGTTAAGATCAAGGCTGGGATTTTGGAAGCGGGGATTGGAGAGGATGCCGATAGCACTGGCTCTTGACGCTGCCGTAACTCTGTTCAAGCGTTACAGGATTCTGATTGTTGTGGTGCCTATGGCTCTAGCCTTAGCATGGCAGACCTATCAGGTAAGCCGCTGGAAGGGCAGGGAAGCCAAAGCGCAAGCAACGATAGCGCAGATGCAGCTTGCCAGCGAAAAGGCCCGCGCAAAGCAGATCGCGCTTAATCAGACCAACCAGGAACTAAGTCAAAGGATTGCAACCGATGCCACGCTTCGCCACGCTGAAATTGCCGCTGCAACTAACCGCGCTGTTTCTGATTATGCTAGCCGTCACCGGGTGCAAGACTACTGTCGTCGCAGCGGACCCGGTGCTGCCGCCGTGCCTAGTGGTCCCGGCACACCTGATAGCCCCGAACAAGACGACATTCTTGCCATTCCCCGACAAGACTTTGACTCGCTCACCAAAGATGCGCTGCGAGGTGCCGAAACCCGCGTCTGGCTGATTGACCAGATCAACGCGGGCCTGGCGGTGGTTTATCCGGAGCCTAAGCTGTCGGGGGAGTAGGGCGCGCGAGGGCGGCGCGGGTGTTCCATGCTGCGATGGCTTCATGATAAGTCCGCTTCATCGGGCCTCGCGCATCACAGACGCCACAAACAAATTGGCTTTCATCGCCATAATCGGTTTGGTGGCTGGGATCATGCGCCCCACAAAACGGACACGGCTTCAATTCAGTCATGGCGCTTCTCCAAGGCGTAGAGGGGAGTTTCGGTCCAGCCTACCTTCTTGTCGGCAAACGCCAGTCGTGTTGGGCAGAGTTCGCCGTGTGGTGCCTGCACTTTGTGATAGTGGGCGTATGCCACCGGCTCCTGATCCTTCGGGGCAAGGTGGTGCGTCTCGCGCAGTGCTGCGAGGGCTGCGGTGGCGAGGCCTTCGCAATCTTCCGGGTTGTCGAGGTATTGCATAATGTCGCGGCGGCACAGATGTTCGTGAACCGCTTTCGCCATCGCTTCGATCAGGTCACTCATCGGGGGTTCCTTTCTGGCGGGCGGTGAGCATGGCGTCGGCGATCTCGTAAGCCATTTGCGCCTTAGCAATCTCTCCCACCCAGGGGTCAACGTGGGCTAGACCAGCCAAAGCCTGCCCCGCGAAATAGTCCCGCAAGGTCATGCCGTCATATCCGCCATGCGTCGGGTCGCCCATCGGAAACGCGGGCGGGTTCTCAATGCTCATCACTCTGCTCCTAAGCTGGCGGGGTCGATCTGGAGGATGGCGGTGACGATGTTTTCAAAGCCAGTGAAGTCCATCTCCTCCGCCACCTTCGCAGCCACCTCCAGCGCCATCCTGGCACCGCGCTCCTCTGCGGCGTCGATAATCGCTTGAACGCCACGAGCCAGATCGTCCATGTTGCTTCGTGGACTTGCGTTAAGCACCAGCCAAACAAGGTCGCGCGCCTCTTGTGTCGGGGTCATGGCTT